TTGTAAATCCAACGGCTATCGGAAAGAGAGCAGACTGGATTGTGATCCCTAGAAAACTCAAGAAGGACTGTTCAAGAATGCCTTCATCAAGTAGGGATAAAGGTCTGATAAAGCTCGATAGAATCAAGAGAATACTTGGTAATAAAAAGACAAGTAGCAAGCGAGGGTGCTCGGCTTGAAATTGTCTAGCCTGCTCGCGAACTTCTTTTAAATTAATTTTTGGGTACTTCATTCTTTCATTATACCATAAATAGTACACAGCTTGCTAATCCTTTGAAACCAGTGGACTTATAGCGTGTTAAGCAAAAGTGAATACGAGATTGAATACGACTTTGCTTTTAGCTGGAGCGGATGAAATCCATGAACCGGTCAACGACTTCAACACGTTGATTATCATTGATGTGGGTATACATATCAAGGGTGATTTGAACATTATTGTGACCGAGTCTATCTGAAATGATTTTTGCTGTAACACCAGCTTCAAACAGAAGAGAAGCATGTGTATGCCTAAATCCGTGAGGTGAAATTTTTTTAAGTTCTTTGTGTTTACAAAAGAATCTGCTAAGCTTCACTTTCATAGTTGCGGCTAAAAGCCATCCCCCTATGTCATTCGTAAAAATATAATTCAAATCATGTTTGTAAGGCACACCAGCCTGGAAATATTCTTTTATTTGCTGTCGTTTCCAGAGTTTCAAAATATTCAGAGTTTCATCATCTAAGGTGATAACCCTCTTACTCCTTTTGGTTTTAGGGTCCTGAACAGTTTGTTTTTTGCCAATCACGACAGCCGTGCGAGAAATGCTTAACCGTTTATTTTCAAAGTCAACATCTGACCACATGAGGCCGATAGCTTCTCCAGTTCTCAAGCCAGAAAAAGCGAGTAAGTGGAAAAAAGTGTAGTCTACAGGTTTAAAATTTGCTTTGGAAACTTTAAGGAATTCGGTTAGTTCTTGCTTTGTATAGTAGTTTTCTTTGCCCTTTAAGGGTTTATTTTTAGGCTTGATAATCTTATCTAAGGGATTTGACTTAATGATGTCAAGAGAAGTGGCATACTTGAAAATACGGCTAATAACAGAGTAGTAATTAGAATAGAGGACATAGCGATTGCTTAACTTTATAGCAACCTTCTGACAATAAGCGACACTGATCTGCTTAATCTTCATATCTGTGAAATATGAGTCAATCATAACATCAAGTTTCTTCTTAGTGTTCTGATAAGTTGTTGGTTTTACAGTGCTCTTGTAGCTTTCAAGCCATAACTCAGCAACTTCAGCGAATGTAGGGTTCTGGGAATCTTTATTGCTTGAAAAACCATTTTCTTCAACATCTAAGAGAAGATCACGTTCGACTGCCTTGGCCTCTTTGATGGTTTTAAAACCACGGCGTGTTGTGCGTTTTTCTTTTCCAGTTGCAGGGTCTATGCCCAGGTATGTTTGAAAGAGATATCTAGTCTCTCCTTTTTTTGTAATGTATTTTTTTATCATAAAATGTCCTTTCTTTTCGATTGCTTGCCCGCATAGTTGAAAAGGTGTAGAACTTATGATAAACTATAGTTGTATTTTTTTATCATCTTTTCCATTGCTTGTCACATGAAAAGTTGAAGCCTCACACTCAAAGATGGCCGTCGGAGAGTGTGGGGATTTTTTTATTTTATTTCAGAATTTTCATTTCTCCTTTGTACTCTTGAGATATTTGAGTTTTATCAGAGTCTGAGGTATAAACAAGCAGTTGAGGTGTATCTTTTTCTAAATCAACATTGTAGCCTTTTTCTTGAGCCCACTTTTCAAAAATGGTATTCTTAGCTTTCAAAAATTCATTTGAAATATAGATTTTACGACTAGTGCTTTCATTTTTCCAGCTTTCTCCAATTCGCACAGAAAGGTTTTTATCATCCCCTCCAGGAACAAAATCAACCTTTTCTCCTTTATCAAGGACCTCAGCGTTCTCTTTAAAGTATAAAGCGAATTCCTCACCTAATTCTTTAGTCATTTTAAATTTCTGCTCAACCGTTGTTGATGTTGTTTTTTCAGTTTTAGCAGCAGTATTTTTAGGTGGAGTGTTTAAAATGCCATTTACAACACCAATAGACACGATAGCAATCAGCACCCAAAACCATACTCTTTTATAAATTGGCTTAGAATTTGTTCTTTTGTTCATGTTTTTCTCCTTTTAATTTTCAATTGGCATGAAGTTTCCGACTATTTTTCCAATGATTCTTGGATCCTCGTCATACGGTGCGAATTTATCTTTATACTTGTTATTGATAGAGACGAGTCTAAGACCGTCTTTTTCTTTATAGACTTTCTTTATATAAGTTTGGCCATCCCAATCGACTGCATAAACGGCACCATCGTAGTCAAAACCTGTTTCTTTGATTAGAACGACCTCTCCATTCATGTACTTAGGTTCCATTGAGTCTCCAAAAACCCAAGAAGCAAAATCGTGGTCTTGGTCTTTGTCATAAAAAACAGTGTCATAGTTCCCATCGTTGAAGTATGAAAATCCAGTACCAGCTGATAGCTTTTCAAAAACACGGTATTCAAAAAGCTTTTCCTCAATCATAATCACTTTATTATTCTGCTCTTTTAATTGTTCACTAGCATAGTTCAGAATTTTTTGTTTTCTTGGAGTTGATAACTTTACAACTTTTTCAGTGATTTTTTGAACAAGAGGGGAAGTAGGGATTTTTAGTTCTTTTACTTCTTGAGTTTTATCCTCTATCAAGTCCGATTTGTTTACTCCGAAATAGTCTGCAAGTAATTCGATCTTTCCTATCCGAGGATAAGTTATGCCTTTTAACCAATCTCTTACAGTAGTGTACTTCAATCCGAGATCAGAACAGAGCTTATTTCTATCAATCCCTCTGCTGCTCATCAAATTTTCCAAGTTCGCAGAGAAAATTTCTTTACTTTTATTATTACTCATTTGTATCACTCCTTTATATAGAATATATTACGGCAAAAACGCAAAAAAGTAAAGAAAAAAATAAAAAAATACGAAAAAAACGCAAAAAACACTTGACATTGCGGTTTAACCGCATTATAATATAATCATAGTTGAGTCAGTCAATTATAAAAAATGTTAGAAAGGACAGTAAAATGCCAAAAATGACTCTTAAAACATTGCGAACGCTAAAGAACTGGCGACAAGTGGACGCAGCTAAGGCCCTTGATGTCTCTGCTGATACTTGGGGAAATTGGGAGCGAGGTAAAACAGAGCCTACTGTAACGCAGGCTTATCAAATCGCTACTGCTTTTGATGTGTCTATTGATGACATTATTTTTTTACACAACATTGCGGTTTAACCGCAAAAAAGAAAAAGGCGTAGAAAGGAATATTATGAACGAAAAGAAACAAAATAATGATCTCATCAAAGAAATTATTGAGAAACATTTTGAAAATATGGTTGATGATATTTTGGAACACACAGAGACCTACTATGAAGCTTTAGGAGCTATTAGTAGCATCAAAGGAAGCAAGATTCCGAATATGCTTCACTTAGCTGATTGTTTGAGGAAAGCTATCAGAAAACGTGCTATGCAACAAAAAACACCTAATCATCAAAATTAGGTGCTGGAAGATTACGCATTTGAGGAGAATAACAAAAAAGCACCTGACGGAAATCAGGCGCATACTTAAATAATTAAAACCATTATATCACAAAAATGCTTGCCCGCATAGTTGAGAGGATGAAAAAAATGGAAGGTATAACATTACAATTACGATTGGACGGTGAGAGTGCTGAATTGTTCACGAATCAATTATTGGCCTTTGCTGAAAAACAGGTCAAGGAGCAGTTAGAGAATGATCGCATGCCAATCAATCAACAAGCTTTGATGAAGAAGTTCGGCTTTACGCATGGATATGTGAAGCAGTTAGAACGCAAAGGATTAAGATTTCGTAAGCAGGGGAAAGATACTATGTACGATGTCAATGATGTTTATGAGATTTTGGAATTAGAAAAACAAGTACGGAAATTAAGAGCATAAGGAGAACAAAATGACAGAACCAACTGCATCAAGCCAATTGCTTGGCTTACTAGTTATTTTTATCGGGTTCTTTATCCTGATGATATTTACAGCTAAAAATGAAAAATCGGATGAGCAAAATGTAGTGATCATCATCGAAGAAACTGAGGATTTTAGAGAAGTTGCCCGAAGAAACTTGAAAAATAGCGATAGGAAATCAACCTACGATACCCAGCCACCTACAGGGCTGGCTTCATCGATTGAGGACGTACCACAAGTTTTTAGAGCATGCATCGAAGATTATGACAGGCTCGCTAGCGACTATCAGGAAGAAGCAAGAAACAATGATATTCTAAGAAGTCAAAACGCGAATCTCTTAGAAGAAAATGGGCGTTTGCTTTATCAGGAAATGATTTTGGATTTCCGTCAAAATCCAAGAAAATGGAGGGCAAAGACATGAGTGTTAGTCGTGAAATGAGTGAGATGGAAATCCGTGTGTTAAACATGATCATGTATTGCGCGACTTTCGACCTACCCATTCAAGCAAGTGAAATTCGTATCGAAACCGGACTCTCAAAGCGTAGGCTAGAAGAGGTCATTGAGAGTCTGCGTGTGAATTTTGGTCATCCTATCGTAGCTAAGAAGATGAAGCCGAACGGCTATTACTTGCCACGAAGCGAGGAAGAGCGACAAGCTGGACTTGCTCCTTATCGTCGTCAGATCTTAACTGAGCAAAAGAATCTTGCTGTAGTGATGAATATTGACTTAAGAGAATATTGGGGGATGGTGTATGACTTTAAAAAATAAACGTTACTTTTGGATACAACTCACTCAGGATTTTTTTAAATCTAAAGAAATGAAATTGCTTCGTAAAATAGCTGGTGGTGATACCCATACTATTATCTATCTGAAAATGATGTTGATTAGTTTAGAAGATGGAGGTCGTATTTACTATGACGGTTTAGCTGATAATTTAGCCGAAGAACTATCCCTGGTTATCGATGAAAATATTGAAGATATTAAAATCACTTTGATTTTCTTGGAGAGTAAAGGTCTTTTGACTAGGAAGTCTGAGAGAGATTATTTCTTGGAACAAGTTCCTGAAATGGTAGGAAGTGAAACAGCTAGTGCCAGAAGGGTTCGCAAGTTTAGAGAAAATAAACTAGCGTTACAATGTAACAATGAAGTAACAAAGCGTAACGGAGATATAGATAAAGATATAGATAAAGATATAG